CCGACAGCATGGGCAAGTCGATGGCCGATGGCGGCACGGCTTCGTCCGGCTTCGGCGTAAAGATGATCGCGCTTGGCAACATAGCGGCCGACCTTGCGATGAAGGCGTTCTCCGCTGTCGCGTCTACCGTTGGCGATGTCGTCAAAGCGATGGTGGACGGCAATGCCGAGTTTGAGAGATACGAAACGCAGTTCGGCGTACTCATCGGTGGCAGCGAGAACGCGAAGAAGCGATTGCAGGAGCTTGCGGAGTTTGGCGCGAAAACCCCATTTGAGCTTCCGGAAGTCGTACGCGCCGACAAGGTGCTACAGGGCTTCGGCCTGCACTCCGAGGAAGCAGCGAAAAAGTTCGGCTTCAGCGGGACGCAGATTCGCACGATCGCAGGAGACCTTGCGGCGGGAACCGGCCAGAACTTCGAGGACATGTCGCGCTATCTCGGCATGTTCGCCAGCGGTGCGACAGGCGAGGCGATTTCGCGTTTCCAAGAGCTTGGGATCACGACGCGCGAAGAGCTGGCGAAGATGGGCCTTGAATTCTCTAAATCCGGCGAGCTGACGACGCCGACGGCCGAGGCGTTTACTGTGTTGCTCAATGTCGCGCAAAAGAAATTCGGCGGCATGATGGATGCGCAGTCAAAGACCTTCGAGGGCATGCTGTCAAACTTGCAGGACTGGAAGGGGAACACGCTCAGAGAAATCGGCGCGCCAATTTTTGAGGTGTTGCGCGAGAAGCTGGGCGTGCTTCTTGAATTCCTCGGCAGTCCAGAAGTAAAAAATGCAATCAGCGACTTTGCCAAAGACATGGCGGACACGCTGCGCACCGTGGTCGCGTGGGTTGAACGCAACTGGCCAACGATTCAGCGAACTATTACAGACGTGTTCAGCGCCGTGAAATGGGCAGTGGACAACGTGATACGGCCGACGATAGACTTTCTCGTTGATCTGTTCGACCGCACGGCGAAGGGATCCGCAACGTCGTTTGCATACGTTAGGGTGCAGATTGAAGATGCAATGGTCTATGTGCGCAGGATCATCACATCAGTCATGTCTGCTGTTTACGATTTCTGGGCAAAGAACGGAGCGGACATCATGGCGGATGCATCGCGGATTTGGTCGGCGATTCAGAACATTGTAGAGATTGCTATGGAGGTCATCATGACCGCCGTAAATCTCGTTCTTCCTCAGGTGCTTGCCACAATTGAAAATCACACCGAGGGCGCAAAATCTCTTTTCTCCATTGCATGGGATGCGATAACCCTTGTCGTTGATGTGGCGCTGGCGGCGTTGCGTGGCATTCTCGTTCTTGCGCTTGATCTGATGAACGGCGATATGAAGGGCGCTTGGGAAACCATCAAGGACACAGTTTCCAGTATTTGGGCACCCATCTACGAAGTGATCCGAGGGCCGATTGAATCTGCGAAAACGTGGATTAACTATACGTTCGCGGTGATGGCGCAGGACTTGGAGTTTGTTACCAACAGCATCCGTAACCGGCTGTCGGCAACGTTTCAAGGTATGCGCGACGACATCACGCTCTACTTCACGCAGCTAAAAAATAACGCCATCAGCACTTTCAACGAGATCATACGTTTGTATAACATCGTCGCGCCATTCATGGGCTTGGTGCCAATAAATGCCGGGCTTGGCATGCGAGGTGCCAGCGCATCATCTGCCACCACGACCAACATCAACCTGACGGCCAACTACGGATACCAGAACGAGCGCAGCCTGCGCGACGACGTGCAGACCTTGCAGATGCTCTACGGAGGCGCGTGATGCAGAACGGCCATACATTCGAGATCATCAGAGGCACGCAAACCGTGGACATCAGCGACCTGGTGAACTACGGCCTCGTGGAGTTCGATGGCTTCGGCATGCCTCCGGTGCGCCGGCTCGTGCAGCGAGGGCCGATGCAGAACGGGGATACGGACGTCGGGTATCGCCTCGACCCTCGCATCATGCGGCTTAGCGTTCTGGCGTACGCTGGATCGGAGCAAGGCATCATCGACAAGCGCGCGGCGCTGCTCGGGCTGATGCGTCCGAGCGATAGCGCGCTCATTCTGCGATGGTCATATGGTGGTGTGTCGAAACAGATCGACGTGCACTACAACGGCGGGATGTCGCTGCCATCGACCGACTGGAGGCTCGGCCATCATCGCGCGGTGTTTGAGCTTCGCGCGTCAGATCCGACGTGGTATGACACATACGCGTCCGAGTTCGCATTCGCACAGGGAGCAGGCGGTAGTGGATTCGCATTTAATCTTTCTGTGCCAATGACGTTCGGCGCTTCGTCGTTGAATGAGACAACGACGATTTCTCTTTCTGCAGAAAATGCATGGGTGACATTCCCGAAGGTGTACATTTACGGGCGCGTGACTTCGCCAGTGTTGACCAACCAGACGACCGGAGACAAATTGGATTTCACTGGATACGCGCTCAACGCCGGACAATACGTTGTTATTGATCTCGCCTATGGCACGAAGACAGTTCTGCGAGACGATGGCTCGAATCAGGTTTCGAAGCTGACTACAGACAGCGATCTGGCAACATGGGCGCTTCAGCCCGGCGACAATGTGATCGTGGCAACCGGCACTAATGCCGACAGCACAACGCGCGTTGTATTGTTCTACAACGCGCGTTATATCGGAGTGTGACATGACAGGTGTTTCTAGATTCTGGTCCACGAATGGCACGGGCGATGGCACGAGCGGCGGATACACGCAGGCGGACTTTGGACGCTATCTTGCTAGTTCGTTGATCACAAACACCGCGACTGAAGGCGTGCTGTTTGGGGTGCTCAACAACCTTGTTGTCTCAGCCTCTGGTGCTAATGCGACAATCGGTACAGGTGCCGCAGTCGTCTACGACAAGTTCTACTACAACTCATCGTCGTTCAATTTGGCGATTGACCCAGAACTGACAACGCGCACTGACGGCGTAGTGCTCCGATATGATCCAACCGCGCAAACAGTTCGCGCCGTCGTCAAAAAGAATGACGTGACTGTGACGCAGACGGCCGGCGGATCTGGCGTTTGGGAAATTCTCATTGCCACTGTGTCCGTAGTGTCTGGATCTGCGACAGGTGCTACAGACGCTCGAAGCTACTGCAAATCTCCTGCTGCATATGGATGGTTCCGAAGTGCTCTCACTCTCAGTAGCACTCTGACGGTGTCCAGCAACGCGACGGTGAACGGCGCATTCGCGGCGAGCAGCGCTACGGTGACGGGCAGCCTCGCGGTGAACGGCACAGCGTCGTTCTCCAACGCGCTGTCCGGCACTGGGATCGTCGGCGCTACTAACCTCGCAACGGATTCCGTCACGACCGTGAAAATCGCGGCCAGCAATGTCACGGCAGACAAGATTGTCAGCTCCGGCGTCACTAACGCCAAGATCGCAACTGACGCAGTGGATTCACGGGCGCTTGGGCCTAATGCCGTCGCAGCGACAAATATCATAGACGCGAATGTCATAGAGGCAAAAATTGCAACCGGTGCTGTCACGGCGGACAAGCTCGGATCAAGCGCAGCGACGAGCGACAAAATCGCTACCAATGCCGTGATTACGAGGACGATCCTTGACGGGAACGTCACGGCAGACAAAATCGCCAGCTCGGGCGTGACAGATGGAAAAATCGCTACAGGCGCAGTCGGTTCGCGTGCCATTGCGGGAAGTGCCGTGTTGACGACGAGCATTGTTGATGGCGCGATTACATCGGCGAAGCTGGCCGCTGGTGCGGTTCTCACGACGAGCATCACAGACAATGTCGTGAACAGCGCAAAACTTGCCGCTGGTGCTGTCGTGACGACGAGCATTGTCGATTCAAGCGTAACCGAGGCGAAGATTGGCACGGGCGCTGTGACTGTGAACAAGATTGGCGCACTCGCTGTCACCAACGCGAAAATCAACGATGTAGACGGAAGCAAAATTGCCGCAAATAGCGTAGCTGGGCAGCGGCTCGGAGACTGGGCGCTGCGGCTCGGCGGGCGGCAGGGTGGCGGAGCCAATAACTGGTCGGACGCTGGCACGACGATCTATGAAAACCCGTTGAGCGACAACGGTACGAATACCTACAACCGCGTGCAAATGTGCGCGGGGACGTGCAGCATCAGCCTCTCCTCTGCTGCGAGCGGGACAACGAGCGTAACGTTCTCCGACGTGGAAATCGCGAGTGGCAACATCTACGCAGCTAACCCGATTGTCATTGCCACGCCTTACCTGTCGCAGAACTACATCGTGGATGTGTCTTACGTAGACATCAACAACGCGACGATTCGCGTGACGCACCGTGACGGCACGTCTGCTACGACGACCGTGTATGTGATGTGGATCGCCATCGGAGCAACCGGAATTTAAATGGGAGCCGAATACCAACTCCGCATCGTAGACACCGCAGGAGCTACGCAGGCGATCATCACCGATTACTTGCAGCTGGCCTACACGCGCGTCGTCAACGCTGCGGGGATGGTGTCATTTGATCTGCGGGCCGATCACCCGGCGATCTCCTACATCGTCCACAACAACCAGGTGGAGGTGTGGCGACGCAACGAGACAATCGGCCTCGCATGGCGCAGGGAGATCGTCGGCATCATCCGCTCGCTGACGTGGACGACTTCCGATTCGACCACCGTGCGCGTGACAGCGCCGGGGGCAATGGCGATGCTTGGATGGAACATCGTCGCGTTTCGCGCGGGGACGGCCAACAGGTCGCTGTTCACGAATCTGAGCGCGCGGCGCGTGATGTCGCGCATCGTGCAATACAACTGCACGGCGACGGGAGCGACGTCTGCACGTCTGCGGCCTGCCACATCATCGGGGAAGATCAGCGGCCTCTACACGATCACGTTCGAGGCCGAGGTAACTGGCGGCAACACCATTGACTACGGATGCGCCTACGCCAACGTTCTGCTCGCCTTGCAGGACGTTCAGAAAATCGCGGGAGGTGACTTCGACCTCGTGAAGACGGCCGGCGCGACGTTCGAGTATCGATGGTATGCCGGGCAGCTCGGCACGGACAAGACGGCGACGGTGCGGTTCAGCCTGGAGCTGGGCAACATGTCGGAGCCGGTGTTCACGGACGAGCGGCTGTCCGAGCGCACGGTGGCGATCGTCGGCGGGCAGGGCGAAGAGGACGACCGCATGATCGTCGTGGAGACGGGCGGAGGATACGTTGTGTCATCGCGCGCCTTTGAGATGTTCGTCAATGCCAGCAGCGACGAGACACGGCGCGCGCTTGTCGCTCGCGGAGATCAGGCGATTGATGACGCGCGCGCGAAGCCGCAGTTTTCGTTTGTTGCACTGCAAGCGCCTAATGCATACTATGGTGTGCACTACGATCTCGGAGACTTGGTCACTGGCGTCTATCGCGGCGTGTCGTACACCGAGAAGGTGGATTCTGTCGCGGTGCAGTTCGACGCGCAGGCCGGAGAGCAGATCGACGTGCAGATGAGGCAGGTGTAACGATGGTGACGGACGAAATGTTCGAGAGGCTCATGATGCGCCTGCTCGCTGCCGAACGCAGAATCGCGCGGCTTGAGCAGGAGGCGCGCAACGATACGACGCCGGCGTTCGTGCTTCACGTGAATGCTGCTGGCACGGAGTGGACCGATGGCGGCTCTATCCGCATCGGCAGCAAGGCGCAGACGTACGGCACGGACCAATACGGGCAGCAGGTATACAAAGCGGAGACGGCCGAAGTCTTCCGATGGGAGTAACGCATGGCAACAAATTTCCCGACCAGCATCGACAGCTACACGACGAAGGTAAACAACGTTGACACCATCGACGCGGCCAACGTGAACGACCTAC